CGATCATGACCAAGAATCCAGGGTCATGGGCCGGGATCGCCGAAGGGGGCGCTCTGCCCTCGAATCTCGACCCCGGCACCACCGAGGCGACCTTCAGTCTCAAGGAATTCGCCGGGTTGTACAACATGAGCTGGAAGCTCCTCCAGGACGCCCGGAACTCGAAGCTCGCGTTCCAGACGGCGCTCAAGTTCATGGAGGAGGGCTTCCGACGCCGTGTCCTCAGACTCATCAACGCCGACCTGATCTCGGACGGCCTGGGGAAGCTGGGGATTCTGTCCGCCGCCGACAACGAGACGACCATCACGGTCAACGCGCTCCCGAGCGTGGATCTGGGCATGGTGGTGGATCTCATCGACGCCTCGGACAACGATGCGGACCTGGCTGCCTCACGCACGGTGCAGGCGGTCGATCCGATCAATCGGACGATCACGATCAGTGGATCAGCCCCCAGTGGCACAGCTGCCGGGGACTTCTTCTGCATCGAGAACACGACGAAGTCCTCGGCGATCTATCACACCAACGGCCTACTCGGCGTGATCGACGACGGCAATCCCTCGGGTCCCGAAAGCACGTATGGCGGCATCAACCGCTCGACGGCGGGGAACGAGTTCTGGGAGTCGGTCGTGCTCTCCAACAGCGGCACCAATCGAGCCCTCACCGAGGACCTGATGATGCAGCTTGAGGACTCCGTGCGTGAGAAGGGCGGCGCGTCCCTGAACACCTACATCTCGAACCTCCCCATCATCCGGCGCTACCACGAGCTGCTGCGGGAAGACTCGTTCTTCGCGCTGGGGTCCGTGAAGCCGTTCGATGGGAATGTCGGGGTGGGGCGTGAAGGCGGAGCGCAGCAGAAGGGGAAGGATGGCGGCGAAGGACGGACCATCTACCGCTTCAGCGGCAATCCGTGGCACGCCGAGCCGTATTTTGCGGCGAATACCATCATCGGACTCGACCGGAAGCATTTCTACATCGGGCACGGTGAGAACGCAACTCCACGGCCCATCTCCGAGATTTTCGACGGGACGCCGTTCTTCCGCCAGACCTCCAACGCGACCTTCGAGGTGGCGTGGTACTGGCAGGGTGAACTGCTCTCGGACAACCCTGCGGCAGGGGCGAAGATCGAGGACGTTGCGGAGTCGTAAACTCTGAGTAGGTGGGGGGAGGGATGATGGTCCCTCCCCTGTCACTTCGCCAGAAGGAGCATCATGGGACTCAAAGCTGTTGCCAAGTTAGCACCTGTTCTCGTGCAGTACCGCACCTCTGCGGGAGAAGCCGCCGATGTCCACATCTTCGTGGCTGATCGGGATTACGAAATCATGGATGTGCGGGAAACGCACAGTGTCGTTGGAGCCGGTAGCAGCACGCTTGATCTCGGCGTCTCGGCGTCCGGCACCGCCCCGGCGAGTTTGACCACGGCGCTGAGTTCCACCTTCGCACTCGACAGCACGGTGAATGTGCCGGTGCAAGCCACTTTGACCTCGACGGCGGCGAATCGCCTGATGGACAAGGGTGAGCAGTTGTCGGTGAACATCACGGGCACCGTCACCAGTCTTGAGTGTTCGGTCAGCGTGATCCTGAAGCCGATACGAAATAACTACACCTACTAAGGAGGCGCATGGCTCGGCCAAGTACAGCGAAGAGGAAAACGCCTTCTTCGTCAAGCACATGGGCGAGTCGCCGCTGGCGGCGCTCCAATCACCGCTCCCGGAGGGCGTGAACCCTGTGACGGTCGAGAAGGTCCTCGGGCGCACCTACGAACTGGAGCAGCTCAAGGAGCACAAGGGCGTGACCTGGGTCGGATTGAAGCGGATTGCCAATGCCTGCACGATCTTCCTGAACGAGCGTGCCCGCTGGCGGAAGCTCGCCGAGCGGGGGTCTCCGACGTTGCCCACCATGTATGCCTGGGACGGGAAGGGGCGTCCGCACCGTGGGGGTATCGGGTCGGATTCGGGCCATGTGCGGACCTACTTCACCGAGGACGGCGAGCGCAAACGGTTTGCCGTGTCGCTGTTCGACATTGAAGAAGGCGAGTTCAAGCCGCCGTGGGTGAAGACCGAGGAACCGCTCCCGGACGCCTGCATCGAGGATGTCGAGAAGGGCGTCCTCCAGTGCCCGCTTGACGGATGGACGACCAACTGGCGTCCCGAATCGAGACAGTCCTACAACCTGGCCCGCGCCCGGATGATCAAGCACTGCAAGACCAGCAAGGACGACCGGGTACGGGAGTTCGGACTGAAAGTGTTCGCGTAGGTCATGTCAGCGTCCATCGAGGTGCCGGTCGCCCACCCGACACCGCTGTCGGTGGACACGAGCCTGCATTACTGGCATCCGAACCGGTTTGGCGTCCAGTACGCCCCGGCTCTGTTTCGCCAGCAACTTCAGCGGTTGCACCCGGATCTGGATGTCACCTGGCATCCGGTCCGGGAACGCTGGCTCGTGTGGTACCGACGCCCGCGTATCCAGCACCATCTCTGCCCCGGCTGGCTTCTGCTCTTCATCGTGGAAACCTCTGACGGAGGCTACGTCCCACTGGACGCACGTGTCTTTGCCGTGGCCTACGAGCAGAGTGGACGCAAGTGGGGCTCCGGGAAAGCCTACTGGTCGCGGGTCGAGGAGGAGGCCCAGCGCGACACCGAGTTGTCGAAGCAGTCGCGTGAGGGAGAACTGGAGGACATTGGTGCTGAACGCTGGCGTCACACCCAGATCCAGATCAGTATGTGTGGGCATTCCAGCGGGAGCAAGTTCGTCAACCACCATGCGGGGGATTGAGCACGATGGCGACCGGCCAGACCATACTCGACGTGATGGAGACGATGGACCGTGGACTCCAGCTCCAGAGCGGTGAGAGCAGCGTCACCCTCTCCCTGCGGGCGGTGAATGTCGCGCAGGACCATCTCGAAGCACTCCTCGCGACCGCACCGAACTCCTACACATCGACAGCGTCGACCGTCACCACGACAGCAAACACCGAGACCACCACCTTCCCCAGCGGTCTGCTGCGTATTGATCGGCTCCAGTACCTCGACCCGGACACAAGCCGTCCGGCCTGGGATCTCGACTGGGTCGGCTACACCGGAGACCAGAACACCATGTCGGGGCTCTACCTGCTGCTGGGGGTGAACTCCAACGTGACAGGGAAGCCGCAGCGGTACTGGACCAACGGGACCGACATCTACTGGGGACCGCTCCCGAACGCGACCCATACGGTGCGCTATTACGGACTCTCGGCTGCTGACGACATCACCGCCGCCGGCACGTTCGCCTATCCCGACGTAGCGATTGGCCCGGTAGCGGATTTCGCCACCCGTCTGCTCAAGATCGGCAAGGACGACGATCCGACGCCCATCTCCCAGCTGGGACTCGACATGTTCGGCCCCGTGCTCGCGCAGTTCGGGCGCTTCAACCGTGACCGTGCCCCCGGCTACGACTACCGGTATATGCACACAGAATAGGAGAACCCTATGGCCCAGGGACCGACACAGGAAGACTTTCAGGACCGTTACAGCATCCAACTGGTCAAGCACGCCAAGATTGACGGGGCCACCAGCGGCAACAACACCCTGGTGGCGGCGGTGACCGGCAAGAAAATCCGGGTGCTGGCGCTGTTTGTCACCATGACCGGCACCGCAGTGACGATTCGCTTCGAGGACGGGGCGGATGGGACGGCGCTGACCGGGCAGATGGGACCCACCGCCGGACAGACCATCGTGCTGCCCTTCAATCCGGTGGGCTGGTTCGAGACCACGGCTGCCACGTTGCTGAACATGGAGCTGAGTGGCGCACAGTCGGTGGATGGGGCGCTGGTCTATATCGAGGCGTAAATGGCTGATATTCAAGTTGCGAATACCGACGCGGATCTCTCCGGGAACACGGTGGTGACCGAGGAGAACGCCTACACCATCACCGGACTGCACACCTACAGCCGCAGCACGAATGCGCCGTTTGCCTGCATCTCCGGGGCGGCGGTGGTGACCTATCTGGACGCCGACAAGCTGGACGGACAGGAGGGGGCCTACTATCTCTCGGCAGCGAACATCACGGGCACCACACTGGCGTCAAATGTGGTCACGTCGAGCCTGACAACCGTGGGCACGATTGCGACCGGAGTGTGGCAGGGCACGGATGTAGGTGTGGCGTACGGGGGAACCGGAGCGTCTACCCTCACGGATGGCTATGTCCTGCTTGGGAGCGGGACTGGGGCCATTACACCACTTGATGTCACGGCGGATGGGGCGATTCTTATTGGGGATGGATCGGGCGATCCCACCACGCTGGACGTGGGCAGTTCGTCGGGGATCACCATCCTCGGCACGATCGCCACGGGTGTCTGGAACGGGACTGCCGTGACAGTGGCGTACGGGGGAACCGGAGCGTCTACGCTCACTGATGGGGGTGTCCTGCTTGGGCAAGGCACTGGCGCAATCGAAGCGATGGCTGTGCTGACTGACGGACAGATGATTGTCGGGGACGGGACCACTGACCCCGTGGCTGAAAGCGGATCGACGCTCCGCACCAGCATCGGCGTCGGGACGGGGGACAGCCCCACATTTACCGGGCTTACTGTGGCCCAGGTAGACATCACCGGAGAGGGCGACCTGCGCTTGCAGGACAACACAGGGGGGCAGTATGTCGGACTTGATGCCCCCACTGCGGTCTCTACCTCCTATACCCTGACGTTCCCGGCAGCGATTGGGTCAGTGAACCAGCTCCTGAC